TTCTTTGCCATATTCGTAAATAAATTGTGATTCTAAAACAAGTATCACTTCACCCTTTCTTGTTTTGTTTAAATGAGGTAATGTATGTTCTATCTTATCGCCTACTTCAGGTATCTTCATAACTTAGATTCAGGACTTTTAAGTAAATCTTTTCTCTTAGGTCCTTTTATATGGTCATAAACTGTTCCTAATATTGACCTTGCTTGAACATGACCGGGTTTATTATCACCTATATTATAATTTATAGTTCCTCTTTTTTCTTCAAATCTTTTTCTAACATGGTCCCACACAAAACTATCATGCGTTTCAGTTAAATCATACACATCATCTTTTGTATACATGTGTTGCATAACAATAGCATAATCAACAGTATCTTCATGATTACAATTAAAATATAAGAATCCACATTCACTATAATGTGTGCCTCTACCAAGATAAGTCATCATACTAGGATTTCTATGTATGTGTTTTAAAATCCATTTCTCATCTATAGGATTATGAAATACACTATCAGCGTCAATACAAATAAGGCCATCATATTCTTTGTTTTTTAATATGGCATCCGTATAGGAATAAACCTTATAACAAAATCTTACGGCATCCTGTAAAAATCCATCAGGACTTTCATCTACAGGTTTATCTTTATTTCTTTCTACAAAGTCTCTACAATCAGGCACTTCACAGAATAATGGTTTTACATCTACACCTTCTATTTCTAATTCATCTTCGCTATAGACAATCAAATCAAATGGCCAATTATAAGTTTCAAAAAACTTAAAACCATATTTGTCATATAACTTTTTATTTAATGTTGTTACTACTGCAATTTTCATTTTGTAAATATAGTCTCTTTCTTACAATTACCTCTCCTTGTATACCCAAGTTGACCTAAAAGACTTGTAACTTTTTGGCCATATTCTTTTTCTTTTTCATTTCTAAGAGGTAATTCTAAACATAATATAGGTGAATAGTTTTTTAATAATTCAACACCACCTTCTAAAACTTCTAATTCGTAACCTTGTACATCTATTTTTATAAAATCTACGCTTCTATTCGTAAAACTTTTTATAAAGTTATCTAGTGTATCAACATCACAAGTTATAATTCTATCTTGTATTTCAGATGTAATCTCTGTTTCTCCACCTATAACACCATCTTTGTTAAGGCCAGCATTACCACTATTAGACTTACTTGTAAATAATTGACCTTGTGAATTTATTTCATTTGATAAGGCAAATGGACATAAAACATAGTTCTTGTAATCATCTAAGTTTTGTTTATAACATTCTACATTTTCTGGATGTGGTTCAAATGCAATTACATTTTTAAACATACTGCATAAATCTTTTGACCAAAATCCTATGTTCGCACCTATGTCTAATGCAATATCATGTTTTTCACAATAAGACAATGCATAATCTCTTTGCATTTGTTGATATGTATATTTGGTATTTTCTTTCTTTAGATGGTCTTCAAAATGTGTATCCCAATCTGGCATCCACCAACTCTTAACTTCTTTCATTTTTCACCTTTGTTATATAATAATGTATATCAACATCTTTTTCTATTTTCTTATCTAATCTATATTTAGACATTCTTAAAAAGTCTTCTATAAGACTGATATAGATAACTTTATTTAATATCATAACCATAGTAGACTGATTTTCATTTACATAATCATCAAAAAAATATTCTAATCTTTCTTTAAACATATAAACATCTTTTGTATCTTTTAAAGATGTCCAAATAAACCCTTCATTTTCATTTTTTTCAGGCTCTTCTTTTTTAAAATCTTCTATTTTATCTATCATTTTGGTATATCCGTATGGAGTATTTTTGTTGTTGTTCTAATTTTGCCCATATCTTTTATGTTGTCTACTTTATAACCTTCTATTTGTTCATAACCATTTTCTTTTGCCCACAATACACGCTTATGGCCTGTTACAACATATAATCCCTCAATGACATCACCATTATCATCTTTTGGTAATCTTTTAACTCTTTCCCAATAATCTTTACTATCTACAACAGTAATAGGATAAATCATACCAGCATTTTTAAAAGATTCATAATATCCATATTCATACATCTTTTTATGTAACCAACTTTCACCAGCAATAAAATGTATCTTATCAATATCAAAGTTATCTATTTTAAAATCTAAATCAGGATATTTTTTTGCTTTTAGTAATTTCATGACCACACTTCATTATATAGTATGAATCTACAATATCAGATATTGGATTTCCTATTTTATTTACTTCAAACTCTTTTATTAAATCTGTTTTTGTATGTTGAGAAAAACATTCATACATTAATTCTTTATTGGCATTACCCTTTTCTGTTGCACATTTTTTAACAACACTTGGTACAATAATATCATAATTTATTTTTTTAGCTCTTAAAAATGATTTTAAAATACCACCATTTTCTGCAATTTGAAATATGGCCTGACCTTTACTGCCATATGAATAACCTTCTATAAAAACTTTTGTACCTTTCATATCATATAAACTCATATCACCATAATCTCTTAAACATCTATGAGCCCAACTTGCAAGGTTATTAAATCTTTCAATAGGGTCTGTCCAATCTTTATGAAGATGGCCTGTAATATTTTTTGTGATTTTGCCTTCCCACTTTTTCTTATCTGTTAAGAAATGAAATTGGCATTTATGAAAATCAAAATTGCCTTTAGAAATACATAAAGCAGGAGAATTTAAACTATAATCAATCCCAGCTATCAGTCGATTCATCTTCACTTTCCTCATAATCTACTTCATGACCACAGAATGGACATGTGTATGGTTGTAAATCGGTTTGTTCTAAATGCCAACTTACTGTAAACTCACTATCACAGTTAGGGCATATGCCTAACATTTTTTCTATCATAATTTAAATTCTTTAAACTGGTCTTTTTCTACATCTTGTTTAACACCACCAATAACATAACTTTCTATTTCTGTTTCTTGTGGTGCATTTTGCAATGAGCGACTATTTAGCCAATGGTCAACCCACGGAAGTGGATTTGTTTTTTGTTCATACTTAGTCTCCAGACCAATTGACCTCATTCTACGATTTGCCATATATTCTACAAATCTATGTAAAAGTTTTTCTGATAACCCAATCATAGTACCTTGTGTTAGTAAATAGGTTGCCCACCTTTTTTCTTCTTCTACAGCATCATCATACATTTTATAAACTTCATCTTCTGTATCTTTAATTACATCTAACATTACTTTATCATTTTCATGTTCTTTATAATTGTTTATGATTCTTTGAGATACGGCCAAATGTTGAGATTCATCTCTTGCAATAAAAGATATAATCTTAGCAGAACCTTCTAATTGTTTTAATTCACCAAATGCAAAACTACATGCAAATGATACATAGAATCTTAAACCTTCCAATATGTTTACTGTACATAATGCCAGCCATAGTTTCTTTCTAAGTTCGTAATCATCAACTTTTTGACCTATCATTTTCTTGTGTCCTATTTCAAGTAAGTCATCATAAGCTTTTGTTACTGATTTTGCTCTTTGTTCTATTTTCTCATCTTCAATAATTGTATCAAAAATTTCTGAAGGGTCTGAATATAGATTTTTTATAATGTAAGTATATGACCTAGAGTGGATTGTTTCCATAAAATCCCATGTTATGATACATGATTCTAGTTCAGGTAGACTTACAAATGGTAAAAATGCAAGTGCTGGTCCTCTTCCTTGAACGCTATCTAACATAGTTTGATATTTTAAATTTGATGTAAAGATAAACTTATGTTCATCTCTTAAATCTTGATAGTCGTTTCTATCTTTTTGTAGAGATACTTCTTCTGGTCTCCAGAAATATCCTAATTGTTGTTGTGTTAGTTTATCAAAAATAGGATATTTGAAAGTATCATATCTTTGTACAGCCAAGTCTTCACCAAAAAACATAGGTTGTTTAGTAAAGTCTAACGATTTGGTTTTATTAAATACTCCTTTCATAGTGTCTCCTAGATAGTACAACTATCACAAACTTCTTCTTCTTGTTTTTCTGTTGTTTCTTTTACATTATCCTTCCAACCAAGAGGATGTGCTGGTTCATCTTCATCTTTTTTACTATCATATGTGTTTTGATAGTAAGATGTTTTCCAACCATATTTGTATGTAGTCAATAAGTCTTTTGCCATACTAGATATTGGCACTTGACCATCTTCAAAATTTTCTGGGTTATATGACCAGTTACCTGATATAGCCTGGTCAAAGTACTTTTGCATTACTGCAACGATATTTATATATCCAGAATTGTCTGGCATATCCCATAGTAAAGTGTAAAAATTCTTTAATGATTGATATTGTGGTACTACTTGTTTAAGTGGACCTTTTTTACTTTTCTTGATAGATAAGTAATCTCTTGGTGGTTCAATACCATTTGTTGCATTAGAAACTATACTAGAGGATTCAGACGGCATTTGAGCTGAGAGTGTGCTATGTCTGAGACCATGCTCTTTAATTTCATTACGGAGAGATTCCCAATCTAAAGATAGTTTACGATTTACAATCTCATCTACCTCTTTTTTGTAGGTATCAATCGGTAAAGTGCCGTCTGAATATTTGGTTCTGTCAAAGTACTCACATTTACCTTTTTCTTTTGCAAGTTGCAATGACGCTTTAAGTAAGTAATATTGAAAATGTTCTGTTAATTCATCCACTTCTTTGAAAGCTTCTTTATCATCATATTTTAAATGTACTTTAGCAAGATAGTGTGCAAGGCCAATATAACCAATACCTAAACTTCTTCTAGATTTGGTTGATACTTCAGCCGCTTTTACAGGATAGTCTTGTAGTTCTATTATTTCATCTAGAGCTCTTACTGCTAAATCACATAAACCTTCTAAATCTTCCAAGTATTGTATCTTACCTACATTAATTGCTGATAAAATACATAATGCAATTTCACCATCTCCATCTATATGGTCTAGTGGGTCTGTTGGTAAAGTAATTTCTTGACATAAGTTTGACATATAAACTCTATCTTTAAAACTAGAGTGAGTGTTACAATGGTCAATATTCATAATATAGATACGACCTGTTTCAGCTCTTTCTTTTAAAATACTCATGAATAAATCTTGAGCATTTAATTTCCTTTTCCAAACAGAGGTTTTTCTTTCTGCCTTTTCATATTCTTCATCAAATTTATCTGTACCCCAATGTTCATATAATTCAGGTACTTCGTGTGGTGAAAATAAAGTTATTTCTTCATTCTTAATAAATCTCTCATAGAATAATTTAGATAGTTGTATTGAGTAGTCTAGTTTTCGTACTCTGTTGTCATCACTACCTTTATTGTTTTTCAATACAATAATATCTTCTATTTCTTTATGCCATATTGGGAAGTGTACAGTTGCACTACCACCTCTTACACCATTTTGAGTACAACATTTAACTGTTGCTTCAAACTTTTTCAAGAAAGGAATTACGCCTGTATGTTGTACTTCACCACCTCTAATTTTAGAATTAATGCCTCTAATACGACCAGCGTTGATACCAATACCTGCCCTCTGAGCAACATATCTACCTATAGCCATATCAGATGTAAAGATAGAAGGTAAACTGTCTCCTGAATCAACCAGCACACAGGAAGCATACTGTCTGAGTGGTGTTCTCACACCTGCCATAACTGGTGTAGGTATGTTAATTAAGTGTTTACTGACTGCACGATAATACTTCTTAATATAAGTCATTCTTTTATCTTTTGGATAATCATGAAATATTGTGGCTGCAATCATCATGTACATAAATTGTGGTGTTTCAAAAACTTCACCTGTACTTCTATCTTGTACAAGGTATTTGTCTATGACTTGTCTAAGGCCAGCATATGTAAAATCATAATCTCTTTCGTGAACAATCCATTGTTCCATTCTATCAAAGTCTCTTTGTGTATACCAATTTAATAGTTCTTTATCATAAAGACCCATTTCTACACATTTTTTTGTATGTTCAAAAATATGTGGATGGTCCCAAAGTTTTCTGTTTAGTGATTTTCTTAGACTGAATAATAATAGTCTTGCAGCTACATATTGATAGTTTGGTTTTTCTAATGATATTAAATCAGCAGCTGACTTAATTAATATTTGTTGTATTTCTTCTGTTGATATGTTGTCATAGAATTGTAGACCACTATTCATTTCAACTTCTGATGGTGATACTCCTGTGATATCTTCACAAGCGTGTTCTACCATATC